ACGACTGCGGATTGTAACCCGACTTTTTTTTGAATAAGTAACTGTAAAAGTCGAGGGTGTTGTCCATTATTGCAAACAAAACCATCATCAAAACGAAAGCCACGAGAGCGAAAGTCATCATCAATACATACGCAATCACTTCTAAAGTGGTAAGTAAAGGCCTCTTTACGTTTTTTATAAGCCAGATAGACTTCTCTACCATCGTTCTGTAAAAGATTACCAATCCATCTCTTGCGATCTGCAAGAAAGTTAGCAACAAAGAAATCAAGTATATCAGTTTGTCCATATTTTGTACTTAACTTATGAAAAAAGTATCTATCCTTTCTCTTTGTAAAACTATCAAGTGTTGCATTAACTTTTCCACCATACTTTATATAGTCATATGTCTTTGATGTAAAATGTAACTTGACACCAAGATAAACTTTATATACATCAAACCCACCATACATTATATTGGTAATTGACCACACTTTGGAAACTTTAACATCTTCAAGTTAGTGGCTTCTAATTTTATTTTTTCTTTTAATGATTTTGAAACTAATGGTGATACTGTTGATGTGTCTATATCATTTTCTTCACAATATAAAACAACAGCATCCATATAGGATATTCTTTTTTCTTTTACTATACTCTCAATTTTTAAACTAAATTCTTTACTATTCATTTTCACACCCCTTTCGGTGGTATGGTGGTTACTTACGCTAGCGTTAACCACCATTGTTATAACATTTATAATATAACATATTTGACTTAATTTGTCAATGTTATTGTGGTGTTGTTAAATCAAATGTATGATACATTATACATCTTTCAATACCACTTGGCACGTCTATCGTTACAGCAGATTGTGTACCATCAGCAGTTATATAGTATGTTATCATAAAAACGGGTTGTCCGCCTTCTATCATACCTTCTCTACCTAATGATATACTTACTGGTTTAAAGTTATAATGTTTAAGATAGTTTTCTATCTTTTCTGATGTTGAACACAAAGCTGGTATTTGTTGAAAGTAATAATCGCCATAGTCATCTGCGTGATCAGCATAAACATTAAAACTAAAGATTGATAGGAATAATCCTATTATTATTTTTTTCATAGCCCTCTCTTTTATCCGATAAAACGTGGGCCACCTTTTTAATCTTCTTGCTTGATTTTATCTTTGTTTATTTCTTCATAATATTTATAAAAGTCTTGTATAGCCGTTTCTAGTTTTGGCATATAATCTTTTTTCTCTCTAATATATGATGATACTGTACCGTCTTCAGCAGCAAGTAATATAACAATTTGTTCGATTGGTTTACCAAACATTTCTTCGTACATAATAGCATATGCAGTTGTTTGTAAGAAGTAGTTTTCAATCCAATCTTCTTGTCGTTCTTTGTTTGCTGTTTTAAAATCAATTACTGACAACTTACCATTGTATTCAGCAACACAGTCAACTTGACCAGCGATAGTTAACTTTTTACTATACATAATTGTTTCTAAACAATGTATGTTATCTATTTGATCTACGTATGGTTTGATTAGTCTGAATAGACCTAATGGAAGTACACTACGCTCACTTGGTGTTTGACCTTTGATGTATTGTTCTATAAGTAAATGAGTTGCTTTACCTCTACGAGCTGCTCTATTCATTTCCCAATTGGCAACTTTCTCACCAATACTATCACGCCATTTTTGTAAACCTTCTTTTGAACGAATACCTAAAACAGTGGTTACAGATGGATAACCTTTTCCCTCTATATCGTAAAAACGAAAACCATCAACTTTCTTACCTTTAGTAACAGGTAGTTTTGATTGATCTAGTTCTATAAACTTAAATTCTTTTTTTGCCATAATATTTCACTTTCATTTATTGTATCATTATAATATATCATATTATTAGGCATTTGTCAAGTTTTAAATACCTTTTTCACAGTATAAATTATTAATCTCGTCAGAAGTTCATTCACCACTCGGTTTTGGTTTAGCGTGTACTCTATACGAATATGTTTCATACTTTGTTTTACGAGTTTCCGGATCTTTGTATGCTCTTAAAAACTGTTTTCTATTGTCTTCTTTGTTCTTAAATGAGCAGTGTATCCAACCACTATTCTTTTCTTCAGGATTCCAGTATTCCAAAATCAACTGATCGTAATCTAAATTTTTATCAATGTAATGTGCTAGTTCTTGGTTTGACACACCAAATATTTCAAAATCAGCCGCTTGACCTTTCGCATGCTGTGAAGTTGATGATGAACCAATCGCCTCACACAATGCAATACTTCTAAAGCCACTAGATACAGTAACTGGAGTTGCATATTGATCTCTTATTGGTTGTAGCACGTTCTCACATAATTTTTGTAAAGCATCGATCTGATCTTCATTTGGATTGTTGTCGATACCTTTACGAACTGCTGTTTGACTAGCAGTAAGTTCTTTTAAACTAAAGTTTTTGCTTAGTTTCATTTTTAACCTCTTGTTAGTTTAAGTAATTTTTCTATTTGAGCCTTAATGATTGGACCTCTGTTAGGCCAATGTATATAAGGTTCATCTGACTTTTGTAAATTATATAAAAATGGTAATACAATCTTCTCAATATCTTTAAATCTCTGACTTATAGTTTCATCAGAAATTTCTTTTGTAATTGTTTCTTTTTCTGCCACAATTTGCATTATCTCATTCATCATAGACTTTATAGATGAAACATCATCTTTTACTTTTGATATTTCTAAATTTGAATTTTCTATTACGCTTGGGTCTATGGTAGGTTGTGTTGTTTCAGCAGGTTTTGAAACTGGTGTAATACCCCAATCTTCATCAAGGTCAAACCCACGCATATAATCTGGTATATCATCTGCCATTATTTTTTACCTCTTATTCTTCTTCTATTTTTTGCTAGTGCTTGTTGTGTCTTAATTGATTTGGTACTTTTCTTTCCATATCTATCTGCAAGTGCACTCTGTGGGTGTGCTTCTGCAATTCTACTTAAATTATCTTTCCATCCGCCATCTTGTTTTATACTTCCTACTCCACTTACAATATTTAGACCTTTAAGTACCTGTGTAATGTGTTTATTATTATCCAGATACTCTTCCATTTCAGCAATAGTCATCATATCATCAAACTCTTTACCAGTTTTCTTATTTAAAAATGTATAAATTGGCATTATTTAAACCAGTGGTGATATGCTAGATTAAGTTTATTTAACATTTGGTTTTAGTGGGTCGTGCTCAAAGTATTTTTTGATAACTTCTAATTGGTCATCATACTCTGCAATTATTTTTAATTCTTTTTCAATTGCTTCTAATACATCTGGATGCTCACCTATACCAGCAGCATTTTTTAGATATATCTCTACATTCATTGAGTGTTTTGCAATATGACCTTTTGCATGGTCTTTGATTGCCTCTATCATATTTTTTCTATTATATTCAGCCATTTTTTTTCTCCTTTAATATTCTACCATAGTTAGGCCAACCAAATTTATCAGGTGACTCATCTATATATCTCCAACGAATTACTCCTGTGTTAGGATTTCTTTCGTAAATTTTTTCTCTAGTTTTTTTATTCTTCAACTTCGCCATCTTCCAATCCTTTTCTCAGTATTTCTTTTTCTTCTTCTGTATAAGGTCTTATCATTTTTATGTCCATATCCAATCCTTTTCTTCTATATTTACTTTTCTATTGTAACTACCCTTACCTTTTTTAGCTTTAACAACCTTCTGTTTATACTTTGGTGTTCTAACTTCTTTTGCCACAGGATTTGATTTCTTCTTACCAAATATATCTTCCCAACGTTTTGAGTAAACGTCATTTGTTGGCCTAGATTTACCGTCCCACTTAAATGTCATTCTCAATTCCCTCTGTATACCACTTCGGTGGTTGTGCTGGTGCTTTCCAAGATGCCATATCTTTTTTCTTCATTACATAATACTTTCTATAAGAGCCAACTACATCACCTGGTATCTTACACTCATCAGGCATTGCTGGAGTAGGATCTGTTCGTATTGTAGTTAAAGATATTCCTTTAGGTGGATTACGAAGTATAATACCTAATTTTCTAATTGTCATATGGTCTTCTGTATGATTGTATCTTAATTTAAATTCATCATTCAACGCAACCATATGATTGTATAACCAATAGTAATTGTATGCTGATGCCATAACCCAAATTGTACTAGGGTGTTTTACATGAGAAGCTTTATAGATAATATCTTCGTGTGTTTTATCTTTTAATCGCCATCTTTTTATTCTTCTATTAGATTTAGTTCTATCTTCATACTGTTCACCATCAATTAATCTGTGAGCAGTAGATAGCATTTGTGCTGATTCTATAATCATTTTTACTACATGCTTATCAATAAGCATTTTCGCAGCAACCACAGGGTCTTTATGTACATAAAATATATTCATTAGTGTATCACCTTTCTAAAGTAATCCATTGCTCCATACTTCTCACATAACTTTTTCAAAACTCCAAACCAATGGTTCTTTGCCCATTCGGTTGTAGCATTCTGACAAGTTCTTTCTGCGTTTGATATTCGTCTGATTTGATCTGGTGTCAATTCAGGTAATTTAAGTCTTATCATATCTTCATTTGTCATCATAATATATAACCTCCATTTTTATAATATATCATAGTTTAGGGGTATTGTCAACCCTATTTTTTATCATTCCAATCATAGATTTGGTCAAGTTTTACTTTGATTTCATCTGGTGACATATCCTTAAAATCACCCATTTTAGTTACTAACTTCTTATAATCTCTTTGTTTCTTATTGATTCTATCTAATCGTTTCTTTTGTTTAATTAACTTATCTTCTAAATCTTCTTTTTTCTTCGATTGAGTTAGTTGTCTTTTCATACGCCATTGTCTTAATGATATGTTTGCGGCGATTAAGAGCAGTACAGCGAGTGGGTCAAATACAAATATGAGTATCAATATCACTATACGAACAGCCTTGTCAAAGTTGTCTTCAGCATTCACTCCATAGATTAATTCTGCCACATATTTAATAGGTCCTACTTCTGCTTCTATTTTATTTTGTTCTAAACTTAATGTTCCTTTTTCTTCGGATAGTTTAGCAATCTCATTACTTGCTTCTTTAATTGCATTATTTAATTCGTTTCTTTCTACTTCTTGTTTCTTTCTCTCTTTAAGACCTCTAGTTACAAATTCTTTATCTATGTAAACTTCTAATGCCTTGTCTAATTGATCTAATGTCTTTTGTGATCTGTCTATAATCAATTGTTGTTGATTGATTTGATTGTTTAATAATTCTATTTTGATATTGTTACTTGATGTAGGTTTAACTTGGTCAAGGTGTGCCTTTGATAGAAACCCAAAGATACCCATTGATGTAATGAATATTAAAACTATAATAGCACCAAAGAGATATGCTTTTAGTAAGCGTGGTACATCACTATTCCAATTATTATATAACCAACTAGCCGCTACTAACTTACCGACTTCTAGTGCTGAACCCATAGCTATAATAGGTATCACAGCGCCAGCAAATAAAGTTGCTAGACCTATGATTGAATAACCAGCCGCTATAACGGATATAGATATGGCCGATAGAAATGTTAGTATTGTTAAAAACATTATTATATTTTATAATCTTTTCTAATTTTCTTTATTATACTTTTGATTTTAGGAAAATAATTTTTATCTGAAGCGTAACTGCCAAGTGTTTCAACTAATATCATAG